CGCCGTCTTCGTGATCGATCAAACGGAGCAATTGAAGGATATGCTGGTTTGAGCACACAACGTGCTGGTGAGTTTGCAGACAAACTTGCTAGTGCAATTGGAGATTGGGACGGAGAATTGGCTAAGGCCGACAAGCTCTATAGAGAACAATCAGAACTTCTCCACCCGACAAGAACTGCTCGCGGTAAAGCTGCCACAAAACGTGAAAAGTTCGATTTGAATGAATATGCAGTAGATCCCAAAACGCTGCCTCCTAAATTCTTTAACAGTAGGCAAGGCGTTGAGCAATTTGCTGATCTTGTTGGCGGGAATAAAGCGTTAGTTGAACAAGAAGCTGAAAAGTATGCTTTGAGTCAACTTAGAAACAAATCTCCAAAGGAAATGCGTTCATGGTTTAACGAAGCTCAAAAAGCTGGTTGGTTGAATTATGATGTTTTGCCACAAACGACAAAAAATGTCGCTGAAAGAATATATGCTTTGGAATACGAAGATATGGCAAAGCCTATTTCAAGTGTTCTGACTGATTTTAACAACGGCGTCATTAAAGCGGATGAGTTACCAGCAAAATTGCGGTCTGCTGTGGCTGGTGAAGGGTTGCCTGAAGAGCCCGTAAAACGGTTAATGAAAGAAATTGACGAAGTTGAAAAATCAACAAACAAAACAGAAAAAGCTCGTTCTTTGGTAAAAAAACTTGCTGTTGGTTCTGGTTTGGTGGGAATTGGTTACGAAATTAAAAACATTTTAGGAGGTCTGTAATGCCCCTCAAAAAAGGTTCGTCTCGCAAGACAATCAGTGAAAACATCAGCCGTGAGGTACGGTCAGGTCGGCCTCAGAAACAAGCTGTTGCAATTGCTTTGAGTTCGGCTCGCAAGTCTAATCGGAAGAGCAAGCGATGAGCAAGAAGAACGGTATCAATCCCGATCTTGAAAAGGCTATTTCGGATCTCTTGAAGGCATCCATGACGGCTGCTGACATTGACTTGGAACAGAAACTCAAGGTAATTGACCGAGCGATCAACCTTGAGAAACTGAAGCAAAAGGTTTCTGAGGACGAGTGGGGGAGTGGATTTGCTTCCTCGGATGACATCTAAGCGCCAAGTAAGGGGACGACATGGACGCTACAACATTACTGGCCGTGATCCGGGTAGGATTGTCGGCGCTGACAGATCGACTTTTAACCGTGTTGGCTTTGTGGATGAGCTTTGGGCTGGCAGCCTGGGCGATGTATATGCCAACTCAGGAACGACTAGAGATTGCCGCTGGATTTGGTATAATCGTGTTCATCCCAGCGCTAATGAAGGAGCGTCGCCGTGAAGGAAAAAGGCTCGAACAAGAACGTACAGACGAACTACGTTGACCCAGGTACGGGTACGGCGGCTGTTCCTATTCGGCCTCAGAAGCCTAAGGACGCTATGGGTTTTGGCGGTGGCACCTTCAAGCCTGGCACTGCTCCTGCTGGTGGTTATCAGGCTGTCTGGAATTTCTCTGGTCGCCCTAACGACTACAAGAACTCTCCGGTGAGCAAGCCTGAGAAGGGTACCATCTGATGGCTCAGTCAACCTTTTCCATGACCCAGCATGGACGGCATGAGCCGTTTGAGTTGCAAGTAGGCCGTGGTCAGATCCCGTATCACCAGCCGGTAGAGATCTTCGGTTTCAGCACCCAAGTTGGTGGTACTGCCCTTGGTCCGTTGTGGGAAGGTTTGACGCAATCAGGCGGTAATTACACGTATCCCAATGCGGCTGGACAAGTTGTTCTGTTGAGCGCGTCTGGTGCTACAGATGCCAACCTCAGTATTGCGATTCAGGGCTTGGACGCCAATTACAATTTGTTGTCAGAAGTCGTTACGTTAAACGGTTCTGGCACTGCAACATCGGTAAACTCGTATTTCCGTATTAACGGCCTGTATTGCACCAATGGCCTGAACGCTGGCAACATTACCGGAAAGATTGGTGGCACCTTGTATGCCCAGATCAACGCCGGTGTTGGTCAGACGCAAATGTCGATCTACACTGTGCCAAATGGTTACACCTTCTACTTGGCACATTTGCAAGCAAACGGCAGCATTGGCTTTACTTCCAGTGCATATTTTACTTTTGCTGAGTTTAACAAATTCAACCTGACATCGGCCTACACGCAGAATGGTTACACGTTTACCAACAATGCCAACACGACATTGCTGAGCCAGTCTCCGTTTGTGCAGATCTTTGAGATTCCTTACACGGTGCCTACAGCTCATCCGGGTGGCACTGACATCCAGTATCAGATCAAGGCAAGCTCTGGCGGTCCTTACACGGCTTCGATCTTTGCTGGTGGTTATTTGATTGCTAACGACGGAACATCGGTAGGTTACTAATGGCTAGTCAGGGCTTATACGCAAACATTAATGCTAAGAGGGAACGTATCCGCAAGGGTTCTGGTGAGCGTATGCGTAAGCCTGGCAGCAAGGGTGCTCCTACTGCTGAAGCGTTCCGTAAGTCTAAAAGAACAGCGAGGCGCTAATGTCTGGTCCTTCTCTTTCAGTCGGTCGCGGTGAAAAGCAGTCTGTCTCTGCTGGCGGTGGCCTGACTGAAAAGGGACGTCGCAAGTACAACCGTGCGACTGGCAGCAAGCTGAAAGCGCCGACGAAAGATCCTAAGAATCCGCGTCACAAGTCATTCTGTGCGCGTTCAAAGAAGTGGAAGGGTGAGCGGGGCAAGGCCGCTCGTAAAAGATGGGGTTGCAGATGACGATCAAGGAAAAGTTGCAGGCAGATCTTGATGCTGCCAAGGCGAAAGTCACAGAGCTGGAAACGGCTTTGGCTAACTTGCCTGCTGAAGTGGAAAATGTTGCTGAAGAGGCTTGGGAAAACATCAAGCAATTCTTCAAAAACCTTGTTTAAGAGTTTCATAGGCGAGGCTCATGGACCCGTTTACGATCCTCGCTGGTGCAACTGCGATCTACAACGGCATTAAGTCGGCTGTCGATTCAGGCGAAGACATGATGAACACGGCCCACAAGGTCGGTCATCTGATGTCTGAAGTTGCCAAGGTTGTGCAGCTTGTTTCCAATCCTCGCAAGAAGAAACTGTTTCAGTCTCAAGCTGAGTTTGAAGCAGATGCCATGAAGCTCTTTGCCGCCAAGCAAAAGGCTTTGAAACTGCAAGCGGATGCCAGAAACCTGTTTGTGTCTGAGCATGGCTTGGCAGCGTGGGACAGCATCCAGCGTAAAGTGATTGAGTTGCGTAAAGAAGCAGCGCGTCAGGCTCAGGAAGAGTATGAGCAAGCGATGGAAACGCGCCGCGATCTCATCATGGTGTCGAGCATTGTTGGTGGTCTGTTGCTTGTGATGGGTGGTATTGGAATATATTTGGTGGCGAGGGGATAACATGGCGTTCGGTATTGATGATGCAGTTGCAGCGGGACTGAAAGTTCTGGACAAGTTTGTTCCAGATCCAAATGCCAAAGCTCAATATGAAGCGGATTTGAGAGATGCTCTTAAAGGATGGGATCAGCAGCAAGCTGACACAAATACTGCGGAAGCTCAAAACACCAATCTTTTTGTATCTGGTTGGAGGCCTGCTATTGGTTGGGTTGGTGCGATTGGCCTGCTCTATCAATATTTATTGCGTCCAGTTGCCGTGGGTGCAGGGTGGCACGATCTGCCTACTTTGGATCAATCCCTTATGGAATTAGTGACCGCTATGCTTGGTATGGCAGGTTTGCGTACATACGAAAAAACACTTGGGGTCCACTCTAAATGAACGGAAATTTTGAACAATGTCTTGCTCTTGTTCTAAAGTCAGAAGGCGGGTTCGTAGATAATCCCAAAGATCCTGGCGGCATGACCAACCTCGGTGTGACCAAAGCGGTCTGGGAAGCCTATATTGGTCGTGAAGCTAGCGAACAGGAAATGCGCGATCTTGGCCCGTTGGACGTAGCTCCTTTGTACCGTAAAAAGTACTGGGACTTAGCAATGTGCGAAGATATGCCTGCCGGTGTGGATTATTGTGTGTTTGATGCTGCGGTAAACAGCGGCGTATCACAGTCTATCAAGTTCGTCCAAAGAGCACTTGATGTCGTCATAGATGGGGTGATAGGGCCACAAACACTTGGCGCAATACGCCAGCGTGACACTGAGGAACTTATCGAGCAGATCTGTGAGGAACGCCTTCAATTCCTTCAATCCTTAAGAACTTGGCCTACATTCGGTAACGGTTGGTCTAATCGTGTCACATCAGTGCAACAAAATGCGCTAAAGATGCTAGCATGATTCGCTAGGTTTTGCATCATGCCTTTACCAAGACCCGCAGATTACATTTTAGAGCAACGGTTTCAGGCATATATTCGAAACAACTGTAACTCTTCGGCAGCAGCGAGAGAATTAAAGATTGCCGAAAGCACGTTTAAGAAACAGATAGACTTCTACAGAGAAGCGCATCCTGAAAAATTTGATAACGCAGTATATCAAGCAAGAAACGGGCATTGGACTATACCAGCAACTCATACCATCGAACTGAAAAGCGGTTCTGTTCTGATTGGTGGTGATTTGCATATATGGCCTGGGCAAGAACCTGCCATGTGGAATGCTTTCTGCAAGATCGCGTGGCGCCTTAAACCGCAAGTAATCGTTCTTAACGGCGACATCATAGACGGCGCGAGAGTTAGTCGTCACGGGGCGTTATTAGGCCAGCAAGCACCCAAGGTGAACGACGAGGTGATCGCGGCTCAGAAGCTCCTCGGTATGTTGCCAAATGCCCAACATAAAATCTGGACGATGGGCAATCATGACATCAGAGTTGATAACTACCTTGCCAACCAAGCATCTGAGCTTGAAGATTATGCTGGCAAATTGAGCGACAGATTCCCGAATTACAAGTTTTGTTATGCCGTGGTCGTCAATGAGGTTGAGATCAGGCACAGGTTCAGGGGAGGTATCCATAGCGCGTGGAACAATGCCCTTCACTCAGGCGTGACCATCGTGACGGGTCACACGCATCAGTTACAGGTAACGGCAGTGCGTAACAGGCATGGTAGCCACTGGGGGATCGAAGGCGGTATGCTGGCTGATCCTAATAGTAAACAGTTCGAGTACGCCGAAGGAGCGCCAAGCCGCGCCCAAGAAGGGTTCGTGGTTCTTTCCTTCGACGAGGATGGGAAGGTAATGCCACCGGAGCTGTGTGAGATGGTTCGAGGCTATCCGGTTTTTCGAGGTCAGAAAGTATTTTGATAAAGGCGCAGATCAAATAGACCAGCGCCCCTATACCCATCATGACAGCCCAGTTATGCCTGCTGTTGAGACTGCTCAGCAACCAACTGACCTTCAAAAATGTAGCTTCCAACATGGCCGAGGTTCATCCAAGGAGCTGCATAGATCTTGCCACCCATGTTCCGCCAAATGCGGCAGAAGTGATAGTCTTCTGACAACAAGCGTTGCGTTTCGGGTTCAATGCTGCATGCGAAGAATTGATAGATTTGTTCTCGTGGCAGATTCGTGCCTGACAAGTCAACTACATCGTTGAGATAATACTTCACAACGTCTTTCATTTTCTCAAAGACAGAACGCTTGATGAGCATCATGCCAGTGCCACCTGCCCAGACCTCTAGAGGCTGATCCTGTGGCACACTGACTGTGCCAACGTAATCAACAAGGTTGACTACCCAAGAGCCTGTGAAGTGCTTAAGCTGATCTGCTGGCACACCACGGTTGACTGCGTTGGAGACTTCCATCCAGTTAATCTCTTTCTTTGGATAGATACCCGTAATGATGTCGAGATCCTTATCAAACATCATCATGACTTGCTGAGCATCAAACCGGATGTCGGCATCAATGAACAGAAGGTGGGTGCAGTCTGTCTTGAGAAAGGCGTGAACTAGAGAGTTACGAGCGCGTTCTATTAGACTTTCGTTGAACATGAAGCTCGATGCCATCTGCCAGCCACGCTGTTGCATGGCAAGCTGGAGCATCATCATGCTCTGGGCATAGAACCCATAGCACTGACCGCCATACATGGGTGTAGCTACAAAGGCTTTAACGGTTGGTTCTGACATTTTGTCTTGTCTCCCTTGGTTTGAAAACGATGGTTCTGTGGTAGTTGCACCAGCTACCAGTCTGGGTAGGTTTGCCGCAGCACATGGTTTTCCAAGGGTCTGTATCTTCCTTGATGATAAACTTGCACTGAAACATTCGTGATGACAGGAAAGGTATCGGATTGATTTCTATAGGTTTTTCTGGAAACACCACTTTTTTAACCGGACGTGGCTTGCGCGGTGGTGGTGGCAGGTTCTTCGGTTTGTGGTGTTTGTTAATTATCCCCAGCTTAATCTTGTGACGATGTAAAAAACCTATGACTGAGTTTCTGGAGCGTTTGATCTTGGCTGCAATCTGAGAGGCAGTGTAACCCTCATTTGCCATCTGGATCGCGGTGTCCCTGTGTTGCTGGGACCAGATGACAGAGTGAGCCATTACCAAGCTCCAAACCAAACGCCAGTGCCATGAATAACAGCAATTGGGACGATCAATGCACCAGCAATGAGAAAGCCCCATTTAGCTGTTTGCAAACACACAATCACATGAGTGAGCCATGATCCGATGATCCATATACTCACCAAATTTCCAGCTATATCATTCATCACTCCCCCTCCTTCAACGCATTCAATTCTTTTTCTTTCTCTTCATAAAGTGCGAAATATTTTTCGTATCGTTCTTCCCAATAATTGTCTTGCCATTTTTCAACGAAGTCTTTCACTTCAATCAGCAGCCTGACAGCAGCCCATACACCCATAACGATCCATGCGATTTCAACCAAATTGCTTGTATTTGTAATTGTAATCATCACTCCCCCTCCTTCAGTGTTGCACGGGCTTTATCTCCTCTATCATCATAAATTTCATCATCTATGTATGCAGAAACGGCGCCCCAATTTGCGTAAAATTTTAACGCTTCCCGCAACCGCTCATTCTCTTTGCGTAGATCAACAATGTGATCCAATGTCACTGGATCAGCGTATCTGTCTGTCACAAGTTTTTTGCTTCTGTAGCCAGTCATTGTTGCGCCTCATTCGTTGCGGTGATTTTTGACCGGCGTTTGCTTATGCTTCCACCCTTGGCCCCGGCCTTGCGGGCCGCGTCGGGGTTGCGAACGAAGTGCCGTTTTTCGCGTGGTGAATTGGCTCCGCCCTTGGCCGCCAGCAGTTTGCGCTTCTCCTCGCTCATGCTGGCAAAGCCCCGACGTTTGTGGCCATTGGGGGCGTCGCT